ATCAACAGTCAAAACTTAATTAGTGAACTTAAAACATTTGTGGCGCACGGTGCTGGTTTCAGTGCAAAACAAGGCGAACGTGATGATTTGGTCATGGCCAGTTTATTAGCATTAAGAATGACACAGGCACTACAGAGTTTTGACAGTGAAATAGATAGTCACATGCGTGACAGTGCAAGCGATTTCCTCCCACCAATGCCTTTTATTATGTTATGAAGATTACTCCTGTTGACGAACAACATAATCTATTTCTAATAGAAGATGCTTACCCCAGCGATATCATTGATCAGATTCAAGAAGAAGATTTTTTAAGTTATGAATGGGAACTCCAAGAAGGACAAGTAGACTGGCCTAGAAGAAAACTAATTAAAAAGCCACACTTGATTATATCAGAATTAGATCCGTATCTAAATACCAAGCATGAACTTATATCAGAAGCATTGAAAGTTAAGTTCGTGTATGAAGCAGTCGACAGTGGTATTTGGCTCGACTACTCCCCATACACATGTGCAGTACATTTGGACGGTGATTTGCCAATAGCAATGCAGATATATCTATTGGATAATGCAGGTCCTGAACATGGCACAGTGTTTTACAATCAAGACCAAACCGTACGTTACACTTTTCCGTATAAAGTAAACACAGGATACATCATGTTAAACGGACCTGACCAGTATCATGCTGTACCTACTATGTTAGCAGAAGGCGAACTACGTCTTAGCAGTTACACATACTTTGGTCCATTTGAACATAAATAATATAATGCGTGAACTAGACAACATATCAGCTTCTTTATTTGAAAAAATCCGTGCCCAATTTGACACTGTGAGTCTCGGCAACAACAAGGCCAACAGTACCAGCGACCCCGAACAGGCAAGGTTTATTAACTTTGACTATGTGGGAGCCGATGGGGAGAACTATGGCAATGTTACTCTCAGCCTAATCGATGAGGACAGTCTAAAAGTCTATTTTGGTTCTAATATCACTGACGCATTAAGCGAACAACAAGAACGTCATTGGTATGCGTTTCTTAAAGAGTTAAGAATGTTTGCCAAAAGAAACCTACTTAACTTTGATGTGCGTGACATAAATCGCAGTAACTTAGATATTAAACAACTCAAACAACAAAGTGCCAGTGATGACACATTTGATTCTGATGAGTTAAAACTAGGTGAATCAAAGTTGTATGGTGACAATAGAGACAAGCATACCAGTTATGCAAACTTAGGTGAGCATAAAATTATTATCAAACACGCAGAATCAGTTGACCCAGACAAACATGGTGCTCGTGCCAGAAACATCAGCAAGGTTTTTATTGAAACACCAGTAGGAGAACGCTTCTTACTTGATCACAAAAACCTACACGGGGCCAGAGCATTAGCAAATCACCTAAATCGTGGCGGTGCTGTCAGCGACAACGGTAGCGAAGTTATTGCTGAAATGGTTAGAGAAATGAGTGCCATGCGACACTTTGCTCGTAACATGAACAACAGAACATTTGAAGATACAGAAACAACACGCATGGTTGAAGCGGCACTTGCTCGCTATCAAGAAGTTAAAAAGAATTTAGAAAGTTTCAAAGGATCCAAAGGACACGCACTGTTATTAACAATGGCAGAAACCTATGCAAAACCAGAAGATGACGTCAATATAGATGAATTGCGTGAGCGTTTTGTTAAGAAGATATATGACGATAGGTTCAATGACGCACTACCGTATGTGCAACGAGCATACACAAGTCAGTTTGAAGACTGGGCAACAGACGTAACAGAAGAAACATTTGGTCCAGCCGCAACCGATAAACTGTTAGAACTGTTTGACGATCCAATCACAACTGGTGTAGACGGACAAGACGCCATGGCCGCAATACAAGGTATCAGTATCGTGGATAACGATGATTTGTCAGCTCAGTTACAAGAATTAAGCAAGCAAGGACCAGATGTAGATGCAAGACCAATGATTTCTGCCTGGCTAGCCCAAAACGGTGAATCAGACCTAGCAGAAGAACTTGAAGCAATACTGCAATCACAAGCAATAAACACAACCGCTCCTGCACCACGCCCACAAGAACCAGACAATGACACATATGCGGCATCAACAATGCCCGCGGGCAACACTCCTCCAGCTGGTGTCGGGACCGTAAGCGAAGATGAAGATTTGAATATGATTCGTTGGCTAAGCGGTTTGGACAAAAAATAAAAATTTTTCCTTGACAGATAAATAAATTTGTTATAATATTACACAGTGCAATATTATATCTAGGCACATTTATTACGGCAATTTTATTAAGGAGAAATTATTATGGCAACTTCATTAGCTGAAATCAGAGCAAAACTACAAGCGCAAGACACCCGCGGACAAGGCGGCAATTCACAAGGTGGCGGCGACAACGCCATTTATCCACACTGGAACATAGCAGAAGGTTCCAGCACCAGACTTAGATTCCTACCAGACGGCAACTCAAGCAACGACTTCTTTTGGGCAGAACGCCTAATGATTAGACTTCCGTTTGCAGGAGTTAAAGGGCAAGCAGACAGCAGGCCTGTTATTGTACAAGTACCTTGTGTAGAAATGTACAAAGAAGCATGTCCTATTCTAGCAGAAGTACGTGGGTGGTTTAAAGACCCAAGTTTAGAAGACATGGGTCGTAAGTACTGGAAGAAAAAAAGTTACTTGTTCCAAGGCTTTGTGCGAGAAAATGCTCTTGCTGATGACAAAACCCCTGACAATCCTATTCGTAGGCTTGTGATTAGTCCGCAGATCTTTAACTTGATCAAATCGGCACTAATGGATCCAGAACTAGAAAATCTTCCAACTGATATTACAGCAGGATTAGATTTTACAGTTACAAAAACCAGCAAAGGCGGCTATGCAGACTATAGCACCAGCAAGTGGAGTAGACGTGAGTCAGCATTAACAGCAGACGAACAAGCGGCTATTGACACACATGGTCTGTTTAACCTCAGTGACTTCTTACCAAAGCAACCTGGAGAAGTCGAACTTAAAGTAATTAAAGAAATGTTTGAAGCTAGTGTTGATGGTCAAGCATATGATCCAGATCTTTGGGGTCAATACTATAGACCAGCAGGCATGATGGCAACAAACAAAGCACCAGCAACTAAAAGCGAAGACTCATCACCTTTTGTAGCAACACCTACGCCTAGTGCGGAGACTGCTACACCCGCTCCAGTTGTTGAAGCCGCACCAGCAGTAGCAGTAGCAGTAGAAGCACCAGCAAACGATTCGAGCAAACGTGCCGAAGACATATTGGCAATGATTCGAAATCGTTCCAAGTAATAAAAGGAACTTGTGTTAAATGTTATCTCAAATTGATAACATTCTTTTCCCGGACCGTTGTGAGGTATTAGAAGTTGCCTCACAACGGTTTGTTTTTCCTATACATAAAAATGGATCAACAAGTTTACACAAGTCTGGGTTCAGAACGTTAACCTTAGAAGAAATAAAAAACCTTACTGTAGTAGAGGCGTTTGTTCGCGATCCTATAGGACGATTTGAGTCTGGCGCACAAAAGTTTATGGACGATATGCTTCTTCATGGATGTGAGCTAGAAACAACTGCATATTTTATTCATAATTATCTTTTCTTGAATAATCATTATGCACCTCAGTTTTTTTGGTTGATGAACCTAAGGCGGTTTACTACTGCTAAAATTAAAATTAACCATGTAAGTGAACTTGGTGAAGTAACCGAGTACCATGAGAACAAGTCAGCAGACAAAGATCCGCTAATTAATTCCAATAATCCCAAGATACAATTTTACCTAAAACTTGACCAAGTATTAGTTGGTGAACTGTTAGGTAAAACTGTTACATTTAAACAGATAGTACAAACAATCAAACACCGTTATCCGGAAGTATATAAAGAAGTTATACAGAGATCAATAGACTTATGCAATGTCCTCGTTTAGACCATTTTGTAAGATTTAATCCAGGCGGGACCGTAAGCCGTTGTGGTCACATGGTTGATCCACCCAAGTTTGCTGGTCTTGACGCAATGGAGCAGAGTGATTGGTTGTATAACCTACGAAACCAAGAATGGCCTGCGGAGTGTGTGCGGTGCTATGACACTGAGAGCGTTAACGGTAAAAGCATTAGACAAAATGCTATAGAATTTGATCAACAGCAAGATAAACACAACTATCTCATAGTAGGTGGCATACTGGATAATGTGTGCAACAGTGCCTGTTTTACTTGTGATGCATCATACAGCACAAAAATTGGTAGTTTAACCGATAAGATATATCCAATAGTAAACAACAGTGAAGCGTACTGGCAATTACCACTTGATCGTGTGGTACACTTGGATATAAACGGTGGTGAACCAAGTGCAAGTAAGAATTACAAGAAGGTATTACAAAACTTACCGCCTAACTTAAAATCGTTACGGTTAAACACAAATTGTAGTTTGGTCATAGAAGAACTTGAAGACATTGTAGCAAAGGGTATTGATGTAACTGTTACTGTGAGTTTGGATGGTATAGGAGATGTGCATGATTATGTACGCTGGCCTATCAAATGGGATAAGTTTTATAGTAACCTAATGATATACAAAAGCATGAATGTAAAACTTAACACTTGGACAACAGTTAGCGCACTAAACATACGGGACTTTAAGAACATAATTAAGTTTGTTAAACAAAACAAGTTAGATCACAGTTATGCATTTTTGGAAAAGCCAGATGTGCTGAGTGTTAAGTACAGAAACAAGTTTACCAGTGCATGTGCTGGACAGTTTGATTTAGTAGCAACCCAAAGAAACAATGACTTTGAATTAGAAGCATTCTTAGAAGAACAAGATAAACTACGAGGGATTGATGAAGCCTTACGCTGAAATACCAGTAGACGTAACAGACATTGCCAATCAAATAGTTGATTATATATCAACCAACGACAGTATAAGTTTATACGAAGGTAGCCCGTGGAAGTTTTTAGACACACGTGACCTGTTAGTCAGTTGCCCTGCACTACTCTATTTCTTTAAACAGCATAAATTAGTAGTCAAGGATAGTGCAATAACATACATAACAGATAGCAATGATTTACCTATGCATGTAGATGAAAAGCCTGTTGTAGCAAAAATGAACTTTCCTGTGCTTAATACCAAAGGCTGGACTAACAAATGGTTTACGGTAGGTGCTTTGGAAAGTTATCCAAAAATTAAAAACCAATTTGGCAGTGAAGTATATGATTTATCCACAGCGGCAGGAGTGTTGTTAGCAGAATATCGTGACATGCCCTATCCTATAGTGTTCAACAGCAGTATTGCCCACAGTGTCGAACAATACTCAGACAATGCAAAGATACCAAGGATCGTAGCAAGTTTCACATTTCACAAGGAACCAATTGAATGGCTAGAATAGCAATAACAGGACACAGTGCTGGCATTGGTCAAGCATTTGCAAAAATTTATCAGGACCTCGGACACGAAGTTGTTGGACTTAGTCGACGTAACGGTTATAACATAAGAAACATAGACAAGTGTGTAGAGAAAATAGAACCATGCGATGTTTTTATCAATAATGCCCAAGTTGGATTTGCGCAGACAGAACTATTATTTGCTATGCATCGAGTTTGGGAAGGCGTTAGCAACAAAAAAATTATCAACATCAGTACACTAATGACCTCGTTGCCTAGTAGTTGCATACAAGGACTGGATATGTTGCATTATCATGTGCAAAAAACCACACTAGAAGAAGCAACACGACAGCTCAGAGGATTGCAGAACTGGCCCAAGTTGTGTCTAATCAAAGCAGGTAAGGTTGATACCCAAGGGCATGGAGGAGTTAATGTCACAGTGTGGGCTAACGAAGTATTAAAAACAATAGATACATATCCGTATATGGAAGTAGAAGAACTTAGCATCGGGGAGTACTTAACTTGAACCCAAAAGATTACTTAACTAATCGCAACTTTTGTCCTATACCGTGGACTGGTATAATGTACAACTTTGATGGTTCAGTTAAAACCTGCATACGCAGTAGCGAACCAATTGGCAATATCAAGGACGACAGTATAGAAGAAATAGTACATAATCAAAAAAATACACAAACCAGACAGCGTATGCTTGACAACAAGCCAGGGGAACGGTGTACACCCTGTTATGAATTAGAAGGCACTGCGAATAAGTTTGATATAATAAGCGATCGTGTGTTTTACCTGCGTGAACTAAAACAAACACCCCTTGACACTTATAACAGTGTGGATAATTTTGATTTACAAAAAATAGATGTGCGCTGGACCAATTTGTGTAATTTTAGTTGTGTATACTGCGGTCCGGAGTATAGTAGTAAATGGTCTGATGAACTAGGTGTAACAACAGAGTTACCGTCAACAGAACAGCGTGAGCAGTTCAAGGAATACATTTTTGAACGTGCTGTTAATCTGAAGCATGTGTATCTAGCAGGTGGCGAACCATTGTTAATGAAGGAAAACGAAGAACTATTAGAACTTCTGCTTGACAAGAACCCGGATGTTAATTTGCGTATCAATACCAATTTGAGTCGTACCAATACCCGGGTATTTAGACTAGCTTGCCAGTTTAAAAATGTACACTGGATCGTTAGCGCAGAAACTATGGGCAAAGAATATGAGTATATCAGGCATGGCGGGCACTGGGGAGGCTTTTGTAACAATCTAGGAATAATTAAAGATTTAAAACATAAAATAACATTTAATATGTTGTATTTTGTTTTGAACACATTTAGCCTGTTTAATTTTATTGATAGATTTAGGGCGGACTGGAATATCCATCCAAATTCTTTTGTGATAGGACCTTTGCTCACTCCTGAGTACCTAAATATTAGACATTTACCGGATAAGATGTTAAACTTAGTCAAGCAAGAGTTAGAACAACGCATAGCAGAACACCCAGGATTTTTATTGGAAAACAGTTATCAAAATTTGTTGCGTTATATCGAGCAACCAATTGAAAAGAATTTAACAGAAACGTTTAAGCAATTAGCAATAATGGATGCTAGACGTGGTGTCGACAGTAGTAAAATATTCATAGATCTATATAAGGAAAAATAAACATGCCAAAACCGTTTGATATAAGTAAATTTCGCAAGGGACTGACCAAGAGTATTGAAGGAATCAGTTTTGGGTTCAATGATCCAACAGACTGGGTTAGCACAGGAAACTATGCATTAAACTATCTTATCTCAGGAGACTTTCACAAAGGTGTTCCACTAGGTAAAGTTACAGTGTTTGCCGGAGAGTCAGGCGCAGGTAAAAGTTATATCTGTTCAGGTAATA